CTAATTCAGATATTAGAAGTAAGATGTCTACTGGTTTCATAAGAAAGAAGACAACGATTCAGGTAGGACTCGAACCTACGACCGACTGCTTAGAAGGCAGTTGCTCTATCCAGCTGAGCTACTGAACCAGTTATGTACCCTTATATTATAAGGTATGAGGGTTGAGTTGTCAACGGTGAATGTTTTCCGAACCACCTTGGAAGTTTTCCGAACCACCAATGGGATCCAGTTGTAGAGTAGTGGCAGAATTTTGTGTTGCCATCTCATACATTACCTGATGAATGTTTTCAGGTTCTACAGAATGAGTTTCTTGATACTCTTGCTGTTTAATCAAGGTTTCTTGTTCCATGTAGTCTCGATTAGAATCAGAAACAGGAGCAGGTCCAAACCAAGGATCATCTTCTAGGACCCTAGGAGCAGGAATACCTGTCCAACTACCTTGTGCTTCTGGACTGAAAAACACATCTCCTAGTGTGTCACAAGGAACTGTTTCCTCATCAACTGCACATTCAACTTTTACTTCAGGCCAATTAATTTTAGTTTCTTGTTCTCTTTTAAAGATGCCGATTTTTTCTTTGAGTGTACGAAGAATCATTGGTGAAAAAAGGAAGTTACTATAGTTATACAAGATTTAATCCACTAAAAAACATAACTTGATTTACTCTAGCTTCATGAATCCATCTGTCGTCATTGATACTCATTCCGTGCCAATATTGTTTTCCATCAAAGGCTACGAGTCTATTATATTTTGCTTTAAATGATCCAATAAGTTCCCAATCTTTTTTTGAAACCCATGTATCATCATGTTCATAAAGATTATTGTATTGATATTCTCCTACAAACTCATATAGATTTGTTCCAACTTCAGATCCATCATCCGATTTATTAAAATAAACAATGGCATTATATCCTAGATCTGTATGAGGCCACCAATAATTGTCTTTATAGTTGTTGTATTCTAAAGACTTTTCATCTGAAAAGAACTTGGTGTAATTTGAAACTAAGAGTCCATGATCGAGGCTTCTTTGACCGAATAATCTACTAAGGTTATCGTAGACTACTTCCAGTCCTTCTTTTTTAACTCGATCCCATCTTCTGTCTTCAAAGTGAACAGTATTTTTACTGTTCTCATATTCTCTAGGATCCCATGTCCCACCATGTTTCCACAAAGGAGGTGGAGGGTCCACAAGTTCTTTATGAACTAAATCTGGATACTTGTAAAAGTTATCCATCCAATAAACTTTAGTGTCTCCAAAAAAATCAACTTTTATTTTGGATAGATCATTGTGTTCCCAGATATTCATTTTAAAACAAGTTTTTTAACGTACTCATAGGAGTAAGTTTCTCTTGATCCTTTGATACCCCACCCCAACCAATAATATGCAGGAACCATATACTGATTTACCGTTTTGCCATTACCTTCAAACTCGGGAAGATAACGTTGAAAGACACTTTCGTTAATCATATAACGAGTTTGACCTTCCAAACTGCTTGGGTCACATCCATATTTAGTACAGAACTTACCGAGGTTATTATAACGTCCTACTGAGGTCCACTGAATAAGACCATAACCCCCACGACGGCAAGCGTTGTAAGGAACTCTAGCCCCTCCCTCGCATATGTTGGGAATGAACTTGCTTTCCTGTTTAATGTTACCCATGATCGTTGCAAGAGCATTACGATCTGAGATCTTGGTTTTTTCTTGGAGTTCTGATAAGACATACTGTTCTTCTGGTGTGCAATCAGGACATTTCCAAGAAGGTACTTTGAATTCTACCTTGGGAATTTCTACTGGTGGTGGTGGGGGTGCAGTGGTGTTAGTGTTATGAATGATGAAAGCTGAAAGAACTCCAGTTCCACCAATCAAAATCGTATTCATCATCATGTCAGATAAGTTCCTCAAATGATTCTTTGAATTCTTCATAAACTGCAACTGCATTCAGATAGTCACCCATAGCCACTAGGTCATGGATTCTATCGATGATGCTGTCTTTGAGAACTTCTGTCTCACTCATCAGATCTTGTTCCATGAAAGTAGTCCTTCCTATAGTAACGGCCGAGAACATTAGAATTGTAGAACTTCGGGACACCGTTGTCAAGCGATTCGGTCAGGACTCCCTGGACGAACAACTGACGGGTTTCCTCGTAGTTCACTTTTCCTAGTGTAGTATGTATACTCAAAATCTGGCGAGAAAAGTTCTGCTTCCCGTATTTCTTTATATCCTCTTTCAGTTCAGGGCAAGACCCATAGTAATTCTTCCAATTGGACTCTGAAGTGACTCGACGTTTACCACCTTTTAGTTTCCGCTTCTGGACAAAATATTTTCTTCCTATATACTCTCTACCATTAAGTGAGTTCGTAATTTTATAAACGAACCCGTAGTTATCTCCAATATCTTCCGACAAAAACGCACGACCCTCGTACATCCAAGGATTCTCATAATCAACCATATAGCTTTTTAAGTTTAGCTATATTTATTTCTGAAACTCCACAGAGTCATTATAGTGATAAAGTCATACTTGTGTCAAGTTGCAATACATTTTGTTCTTTGATATAATCAAAAAGAACTTCAGCAAACTCTTCATGAGTTTCTTCAGATGCATGATTATAACTTTTTCTCTCTCCTTTGTTCACAAACTCTTTGTATGTCTTAGAGTGTTGAGCCCAATACCAGTATGTTGATTGCCATGGAGCAACACTAATCTTTTCCGATTGATCAATACTTTTACATCTACTAGATTTTCTCATGGTTTTAAATTTATAATATTCTTTTTTATTATAGGTTTCTAATTCATCAAATTTGAAAAAGTTAGATTTATTAAACTCTTTTGTCCACAAACCAGGAACAGCCATAGTTCCAGATACAATTAAAAATGGTATGGATCTTTTTTCACACTCTTTTTTTACGTGAGAACAGATATCAAAAGTTTTCATATCTAACTGTTCTATACTATTTTCTTTTAAAAAATTTAGATATAAAGATAAAAATCTCTTGTGTTTCTCGGATTGTTTCATTTCATCCGAAACTCTATCAAAGATTGAACTTTTAAAATCAATCCTACCAGGCCAAGCGTGCCATGCAACTGGAACATCATAGCTATCATCCCAAAAAAATGTTCTTGCAGAATCTGTTATTCCAAAAATAACTAATGATTTTTCGCCGTTCCAATCTTTTATGAAATTATTAAATTCATTCAAAGACCAATAATTACTACCACCTGGATATGCATAGTTAACACTAGAATAATTTAAACGTTCCGCAAGTTTTGCGGAAAAACATTTATGATAACACATGTCTTGACCTTCAAATTCAATTTCAGATCCTGCAAAATGACTATCACCGAAGGTTGCAACAATTCCATTCATGTCCAAATTTTAACACCATATTTTTGTTCCCACTCCATGATTTGATCTTTATCATTCAAGATGGGTTCTCCTTTAATATTTAGAGATGTGTTAAGAACCATAGGACATCCAGTTATCTTATACCACAGTTCCAAAAATTCTCTGAACTCTGGATTATCTTCTTTGGATACGGTCTGTACCCTACTAGTTCCATCTATATGTACAATTGCTGGATATAGATCTGGTCTTCTACATTTGACAATCATTTGCATGTAAGGACTTTTCTCACAAGGCATTTCAAAATACTCACTTGCAAACTCCTCCAAGATTGCAGGAGCAAAGGGTCGGAAAGATTCTCTTTTCTTTATTTGATTGACCTTTTCTTTTACGTCTGTCCCCCTAGGGTCAGCAATCAAACTTCTATTTCCAAGAGATCTAGGACCAAATTCTGCACGTCCTCTTGCAAGACCGCAAACTTTGTTTATCAATAGATCTTCAACAATACTCATGTTGTCACAATTATGTCCTAAATTCTTCCCTAGGAATGGAGTTTTCCAATTGATATGTTTCTTATGATGTGCAAGAACTGCTCCTATAGCACTACCATCATCTCCAGGTGCAGGCATAATCCAAACCTTCTCAAAAATTTTAAGTGCGATAGGATTTGCAACACAATTTAAAGCACAACCGCCCATCAATACTAAGTTATCACTTTTTGTTAGTGCTTTTGCTTTGAGTAGAGTTCTCTCAAACATCTTCTCATAAACTTTCTGAGTCGCTGCAGCAATATCAAATAAGTCTTTTTGGGTTGTAAGATCTTCTCTCCATCTAGGACATCCCCTATGCAAATTTTCTTTTACATAAAATGGATATTTGTTTAGATCAAAAAAGTCTGAAAGCATTTCTTTGTATAATCTATCTGGGTCGCCAAATGCCGACATGCCCATTAAAATATATTCTTCCTCATTTGGCTTTAATCCACACCGCTGTGTCATTGCGGAATACCAAAGACCCAAACTAGAGGGATACGATTGTGAATATACTTTTTTTAATTTTTCTCCACGACCTTTCCATATAGTACAAGTTTCAAATTCACCAATAGCATCTAGAACAACTACCGCTGCATTATTAAATTTACTTGTATAGTATCCAGCTGCTGCGTGACTCTTGTGGTGGGAAGTATAATAAACTGGTAGATTTCCTATATGTTTTTTGATATAACTGGTAATATTATTTTCCCCTCTTGGGATATTTTGTCCTGCAATTAACTGTCGATATGATTTTAACTTCGGACTTTCATACCAATATACTTCATGTGGTGTTCCCCACCACATCGCTTCATCTATTAAACTCTTACATAGATGACCGTCATTTTTTATTTTACTATATCTTTCACTAGAACTAGCAAATACTAACTGATCCCCAACAAAAACACTTAGAGCAGCGTTATGATTATTTGCGGAGATACCCCACTTAGCCACGGTCATTTGTAGATGAACGGATCACGTTTTTTCAAAGACTTTACCTTCTTTCTAAACTTCCGTTCCTCACGCCATTTTGTAAAGTGTTCCAATAAATTACGAAACATGGTCTAGTATCCAAATAGAACTCTCTTATTTATGTGTACGATAAATATAATAAAATAGGGACATAGGGCGGAGTTTTAATGTCTAAACGTGTTATTAACATAGGAAGCGCTCCCAACGATGGCACTGGCGATCCGTTGAGAACGGGTCTAGATAAAGTCAATAAGAACTTTACAGAGATCTATGATACTCTAGGTGATGGAAATAATGTTATAAGTTATGCGAGTACTGCAGGCATTTCAACTCTTGCAAAAAATCTCACTGGAGTTCCATCCATTGAACTGTCTGGACTCACCAACACTGGTATTACAACCACACAGTCTATAGAAACTACTGACTTGAATGTCGCAGGTGTTGTTACCGCACTTAAGTATTATGGAGATGGATCTCAACTGTTGGGTGTTGTTGGAACCGAGAATGGTGTTGATACCTATGAAGATGGTATCCGAAGAGGTGTTGCAAAACAATTAAACTTTGCTGAAAATATTCGTGTATCTGCACCCGATGCACAGGGAAGAGTTGACATTTCTGTTTCTGCTGTCATTGGAAGTGGCGGCACAGGTGGTGGAGGAGGTGGTGGCGGTCTCGATGGAGTAGAACTTCGCGATGATAACGTAACCTTAGGTGATGTAACTAAAATAGATTTTGGTAATTTCTTAGATGTAACTCCAATTTCTGTAGGTATTGCAACGATAAATGTAAATTTATCTTCAAAACCATATGATACAATTACTGCATCACACATTAGTAATTGGGATTCTGCATACAGTTGGGGTAATCATGCAACCAGAGGTTATCTGACTTCTTACACTGAAACAGATACTCTTGATAGAGTGGTTGGTAGAGGTAATTCTACAAGTACTCCTGTTATACTTGATAAAGTATATTATGCTAACGTTTGGTCAACTCTTGCAGGTTTACAAACCGTAGATGCAAGTGTATACCATGGCATGTTTGCACATGCACATGACACAGGTCATGGTTACTTTGCACATGCAGGTGGATGGAAACAACTAATAGATGAAAATAGTTCCATTCTAGAACTTGCAGACACTCCAAGTGGTCCAGCTGACGGTGGATGGGAAGGCAATATTTTAAGATATAGAACTGCTACTTCAGAGTGGAGAAGAGAAAATCCTATTGCATTAGGTATCAATACTTCTGATATTAACAATTGGAATGCAGCATATAACTGGGGAGATCATTCTACTGCTGGTTATTTGAGTACCGACTTCACTGGTGATGTTGGTATTGCTGGAACCATGACTCTGACTGGTGAGATGTTGATTGATGGATACAAACCCATTTTCAAACTAAGAGATGATAATGGACTAGCAGAATTTGGAGCCGATACAAATTATGCTTATCTAGAATACAATGCAGAAGAAGGACCTGCATTATACTTCCGACTGAGAGCAGGCACTAGTACTCCTACATTTAGAATGCAATCGGAAGGTGGTAACTTAGGTTTATCAAATCCAATCATGCAGGAGATGGTAACCGTTAACGGTGGTCATCCCCAAAATACTTCCAACTGGGGATATGTGGGTCTTAATTACCCTAACCCATCTGAAAGACTTCATGTTAATGGAAGTGTCAAGGTAGTTAATGGTCACTTTGATGGTAATGGTTCCCAATTAACTAATATTCCAACTTCTGGTATTAGTGGTCTTCAGGGATATGTTGATGGGAGAATCAATGCAATCGGATTCTCTGGTGATTATAACGCACTCACAAATAGACCAACAATCCCACAAGTACTTAATGACCTTAACAACGTTAATGCTCCCACACCCTCTCCAGGACAAGTTCTAAAATGGTCTGGCGAAGAATGGCAGGCTGCTGCAGATACTGGAGGTGGTGGAAGTGGATCTGGTATTGGTTATTCGGATCTGAGTGTAACCATCAATCCTGTTGGAGTTGCAAGTCTTAGTTACAATCAGAATACAGGAGTTTTTGTTTATACTCCACCAGATCTAAGTGGATACGCAACTACTTCTTCAATTCCTTCACTAGTGGGTTATGCAACAGAAGGTTATGTGGATAATGCAATAATTGGATTTACAACCACTGGAGACTTAGTAGGATTCATAACTTCTGGAGCTTTAGTAGGTTACGCTACAGAAGTCTATGTAACAAACTACGTAGATACTCAGATTGGTATCAAGACTTTCTCTGGTAGTTACGTTGATCTCAGAGACAAACCAACAATTCCAACTAATAATAATCAGTTAACTAATGGTGCAGGATTTGTTACTGCAGGATATGCAGTATCAACTGGTTATGTGACTGGAATTTTAACGTCATATGCACTGAATAGTGAACTAAGTGCATATGCAAAGATAGACAATCAGACTCACACCGGCATCACAACATTCTCAGATGTTATTCTTAGTAACGTAAATGCTTCTGGAATTGGATCATTTGACGCTCTTGATATTGGTGATAACGTAGTAATAGATAGTGATCTTTCTTTACAAGAAAGTACTGTTGCTGGATTAAATAGTAGTGTCAATTTAAAACTGGATGCTCAAAGCGGTGTCGTACAGGTTATACCCGACCTTAGAGTAGATGGTAATACAAATATTTCTGGTGTTGTAACTGCAAATCAATTTGTCGGTGATGGATCTAATCTAACAGGAATAACAGCAGAAGCAAATATTAAGGTAGAAGAAGAAGGTTCAGTAGTTGGTAGTGGAATTACAGCAATCAACTTCACAGGAGCTGGTGTTACCGCATCGGTATCTGGAACTAAAGCAACAATTGCTATTACTGGAGTTGAATTTAGTGGTGCTGCAACAAGTATTACTTCAACACAAATTTCTAACTGGGACACATCATATAGTTGGGGTGACCATTCTACAGCTGGTTATGCTGCTAGTACTAACGTTCCTAACTGGGATCAAGCATATGGTTGGGGTGACCACGCAACAGTAGGTTATGTAACCACAGGAGGAGGTACATTCACTGGAATTATCACCGCTCAAGGAGGTATAAAACTTGGTGATTCTGATGCTTTAAATATTGGTGATGATAATGATTTATCAATATACGAAACTTCTGGTGATGTTAGAATTGTCCAACAGACTGCTGGTAAAACATTGTTTATCCGTGGTGATAATATTAAGCTCGATAAGAATGGATCAAAAAGAATTCTCACACACTCTACTGGTGCAGTAGATCTTTATTATAATGATAGTAAAAAACTTGAAACTATCAGTGCAGGTGCCACTGTTACTGGAACCATGTATGCTTCGGCATTCTCTGGTGATGGTTCCAGTTTAAGTGGTATTACCACGTCCCAAATCATAGGATACACTGGTGCTGCAAATGTTTCAGGTATTGACACTACTGGAGTATCAGAATTCACTCATATTAAGGCATCAGGTATTGTAACTGCTTCTAGATTTGAAAGTACTACAGCAGGAACACCTAGTATTGACTCTCCAAATAACTTAGATATAAATGCGGTTACTGTTTCGATCAGTACCGATCTAACTGTTGGTAACAGATTAAGTGTTGGTATTATTACTGCACAGAGTGGAAACATTTCCATTGCACACACAACAGTATTTGAGAAGTTTGCGTACTTTGGTGCTGGAGAAAACCTAAGATTACATAATGATGGCACTAATTCTATTGTAGAAGACGTAGGTTCTGGAAGTCTGGTCGTAGGAACTAATGGACCCGCAGTCCGTATTACCAAAGGCAATGATTCTGAGAATATGGCCATCTTTAATATAGATGGTTCTTCAGAGTTGTATCATGATGGTCTTAAGAGGTTTGAAACAACTTCACTAGGATCTAAGGTAACAGGTAACATAGAATCCACTGGTATCGCAACAGCAGTAACTTATCACACTAACGATACACTTGGTGATGGTTCTGATGTTGGATTTGCTATCAAGTATAGTGTAACTGCCAATGGAGCATCATCTTACAGATTCTCTGGTCCTGGTTTGGTAAATAGTACAGACAATCCAACATTCTATTTACAGAGAGGATTCTCTTACATATTCGTAAATACTACTGGATCGGGACACCCATTCCGTATTCAATTTACTGGAACAACGACTGGTGTTGGAACTTATGTTAGTGGATCTCAAAGTGGAACTCAGATCTTCACAGTTCCATTTGATGCACCGTCTAGTTATGAGTATCAATGCACATTGCATGGTGGTATGAAAGGAACCTTTAACGTAGCGTAATATGAAAAAGTATCAGATCGCAGTAACATCCCCAGATAAGTGGGATGAAGTTTTTAATCTACTCACCAACACCTCATCGGAAAATGAAATTCCAGATAGAGAAGTGTCTTGTTATGATGATAAACTTCATAGTCCTACAAGAGGTACTTTTGAACTGACTGACGAAGAGGCAGAAACTCTAAAAACATATAAAGATATTCTTTATGTGGAATTGGACAGTCAAGTTTACAATGATCAATTTCCTCAACCAGAACCCGATTTAAAAAGATTTGGTAAGGATGTAAGAGTTTACCGAGACTTAGGTGCAAATCCACCACCTACTAATCCTGGTGTTTCCGAACAAAATAGAACTGGTTGGCAAATACCAAGAACTGGAATTACAACTCTTACTGCCTTTGGTAATTGGGGAACTAATACTGGAAATCCATCTCCAACAACTGGAGACGTTGATTATAGTTTGACTGGTAAAGGTGTTGATGTAATTATTCAAGACTCGGGAATCCTTCAAGGACATCCAGAATTTTTAGATGCAAATGGAAACTCCAGAGTAAGAGACATCATTTTAGATGGTCCTTATTACTTAGATAAACCATATTGGGATGCAAATCCTAGTAAGTTATATACTAAAGCGGATGGAAGAATAGGACCTACAACAGCCTCTGCACATGAGTGGTGGGAAAATAATACCGCCACATATAGATCTACAATATTTGCTAGTGGTGGTGCAAATAACTTTGGAACTATAGCCATACCATCTACTTATACTGTATCTACAAATTTAGGCATTGGTTCTGATAGACAAAGTATCACTAGTAGTCATGGAACAGCATGTGCATCTCAAGTCGGGGGATTAAATTATGGACTAGCATTTGAGTGCGATTTATGGAATATAGGAGCTGTAAGTAATAGTGGAGGTTTATCAATAGCATCAGGATATGATGCTTGTAAAGTATTCCACAAGTATAAACCATACACAAATGAACATGGAATTAAAAAACCAACTGTCATGAATGGAAGTTGGGGATATATTTCATACGTTGCGACAGATTCTTCCACCATTGATTATAGATTCGGGGGAACTGAAGGCCAAACTACTGGTAACGCTGCCAGTAATACTCTTCCAGATGCAGCAATTAATGGAATATACAGTGCAACATTTGCAACCAGTCCTACTGGCAATGCCCAAACTACAGAAACTGCTGGCGCAGAAATGATTGCAGAAGGAATCATTTATGTAACCTCTGCAGGTAATTCAAATCAACGTATGGGTGTTGCAACAACTGATCCCCACTATCTCGATTATGTTGAAAGTAAAGACGGTTGGGATCATTATGATCTTACATTATTTGGTGGTAACAATAAACCTTTTGGATCTAGACAGTTTATTCATCCATCCAATATTGGATTCAGTAGTTCTCATCCAAATAGATTCTTCCCGAGTATCTGTGTGGGAGCTATGGATGATTATGTAGATCCCTCTGATGAGTTTGAAAGAAAAGCTAATTATTCAAATAACGGTCCTGGTATTGATGTATGGGCACCTGCGGATGAAACATTGGCCGCAGGTGTAGAAGGTACATCACAAACAAGTTATACAAATCCACAAGACACTCGTTTCAAAGATAGATTCTTCAATGGAACAAGCGCAGCGTCTCCAGTTTGTGCAGGATTAATTGCTCTGTATATGCAATCAAATCCAGGTGCAGGTATTACAGAAGTTAAAGGATGGTTACATGATCATGGTTCCGTAATAGAACCTACATACTGTGATAATAGAAATCCAGATCCAACTCAATTAGACTATTGGTCGGGGAGTTATAATCTTAGAGATGCAGAACCAAGAATCCTTTTCAATCCATTTGCAAATTCAACCAAACCAACACTAAGTGGTATTCAGATTAGTGGTAAATTAAATATAAACATGGAAAGAAACTTTAATTAATGATTAAGTGCCCTAAATAAGGCATAATGTGCATAATATCCTTCCACATGAAGAAGTTTATTCCTTTGATTATGCTTCTGATGACCGCAAGTGCAGCTAATGCTGGCGGACTTGTATCAAAACACTCTTCTAGTGTTCAATTAACTGTTGACGCTGCTCGCTCTACTGCCATCAGAATTGGTGATAGTTACTCTGCTTCTGGGACTAACATCAGTGTAACCACAATGGGTGGTGTTGGTGGTGCTGGAACATACGATGTTCACACAGCAGGAGATGCTTGGTCTTTTTCTGAATCATACACAGTAAAAGATGCTATCCCAACTACAGCAGTAACAACAGGAGATACACCAAACTTCTCAAACGTTACTTCTTACTCTGCGGGCACTGCTGGTTCACTTGCTGGTACTATAGATAATGCACATACACTTACAGTGACCGCAGGTGGTGCAGGCACAAGTGCTACAGGACAATTTGTGACGGAGATCACCGTAATTGACTGAGGAGGAACTCAATGAATACTATGATTCGTTGGTCTGTCCTTGCTGTGGTGGGTGTATTTGCCATACCTGCAGCTGCCCTGGCGGTCCCCGTGGTCCCAAACTTCACACAGGGGTCGATGACGAGCCACACAGAGACAACACAGACAATAACCGAAACGATTAATAGCATGGATTATAGTACAGGATATCAATATTCTGCTACTGGATCTGGTATAAATGTTAGTGGGAACCTGTCCCCAGGAACAGGAAGTAACAATGTAACTATTGAAGGAGTGACATCATCATGGACTGGTGCAACAAGCAAACCAACGTTCACGCAAACAACGCCAGGAACAGCGTTTCAGTTCACAGAAACATACTCG